ACTCTTAAAAGAGCTTATCCTGACATGGTAGCTAACCCTGTTAAATTAAAACAATTAAAAAAACAAGCTAGTGAAATTACTACCAATACTATGCCTACTTATGATAAAGTTCCACCAGCAATAAAATATTTAAGAAGATTGCCTATTGGTAACTTTGTATCTTTTCCAGCAGAGATATTAAGAAATACTGTTTTTTCTGTAAAACAAGGAATAAAAGAATTAGGCACAGCAAACAGTGTTATTAAAACAAGAGGTGCAAAAAGATTTGCTGGTAATATAGTTATAGGTGGTTTTGGTTTAAAAGTTGCAAACGAAACCTACAACACAGCTAGGGGTTATACAGAAGATACAATAAAGGCAATTAAAGCATTTGTTCCTTCATGGAGTAAAGATTCTAATATTACTGTCTTAAATGATAATCCTGAAAATATACAATATGTTGATTCTAGTTATACATTTCCGTATGACATTTTACACAGACCAATCAGAACAGCAGTAAATGAATGGTATAATGGTAAAAGAGATAATAAAACTTTAGATGAAGTAATTATTCAATCAAGTATTGCAAGTATAGAAGAATTTGCTAGATATTTTTTAGATGAATCCATTTTAACATCTAAAATATTAGACATAACAAGAAACAAACAATCTAATGGCAGACAAGTTTATAATCCTGAACTACCAGTTGCAGATCAAGTTAATGCTATGTTCCTTCATGTACTTGATGCTTTTGTTCCTGCTGGTTATGACCAACTAGAAAAATTATACAAATCATTTAATGGTATTGTTGAACCTTATGGTAAAGAATACGATCCAAAGATAGAATTATTAGCTAACTTTGGAGGTCTGAGAGTTTCTGAAATTGACATTAAAGAAGCATTTAATTTTAAGATTCCTGAACATAACCAAAATGTAAACAATGCCGAAAAGATATTTCGTAAAATAGCAAACAATCAAAATGTAGTTACAGAACAAGAATATATAAACGCATATATTACAGCAGAAAAGGCAAGATATCAAAATTGGACAGAAATGAACAACTTGGTTCAAAGTGCGTTTGAGTTAGGATTAGGAAAAACAGAGGTAGCAAAAATTTTGTTAGAAAACAATATAAGTAAAAATGATGTTGGTATGTATTTATCTGGTAAATACTTACCTTACTTTCCTTCTAAAGAAACTATAGGTCGTATTAATGAATCAGGTAATTCTTTTCCAATTAACACAATTAGAAAAATATACAAAAATTTATCAGGAGTTCCTTTAGGAGATTACCAAAATTTTGAACAGAGTATTCAAAAAAATTAGGAGTAAAAAATGACAGTATCAAGTTACAGTACAACAGCTAGTAGCAATACAGCTATTAATGGAGTTAATATCTCTGAGGGTATGTCACCCTCTGATGTAAACAATGCCATTAGAGAACAATTAAAAGATGTAAGATCAGTATGGAACGACAAAGAGTGGTTCTTATTAGGTGATGGTGATGGCACAACAACCTTTACTAGAGCCTCTGCTACATCAGTCACAGTTGCATCAAACATAACTTCTACTCACCATGTAGGTCGTAGAGTCAAAGTTATTGGATCTAATACAGGAACTATCTTTGGAAAGATTGCTACAAGTGCATTTTCCTCACCGAACACAACCTTAACTTTTACTTTCGACAGTGGCTCACTGAACTCAGGTGATACTACAGTTGCAGTATATGTTGGTTCAGTATTTACAAATCCAGCTAATCCTGTTGTCGATGAAGATAACATGGCTAGTGACAGTGCTTTACTTCCTCCTTCTCAACAATCCGTAAAAGCATTTGTTACTTCAGGCACAGTTACTCTATCAAACAAAACTATAGCATTAGGCAGTAATACAGTATCAGGAACTACTGCTCAATTTAACTCTGCGTTATCAGATGGGAGCTTTGCTACATTAGCTGGATCAGAGACATTAACTAACAAAACATTAACTGCACCGACAATATCATCAATCACAAACTCAGGTACGCTTACCCTTCCTACTTCTAGTGATACCATAGTTGGTAGAAATACTACTGATACTCTAACTAATAAAACAATTTCTTTATCTAATAATACAATAATAGGAACTTTGTCACAATTTCAGTCTGCTGTTAGTGATGCTACTTTAGTTGATTTAGATGATACTCAAACATTAACAAATAAAACTTTAACAAGTCCTGTTATATCTTCTATTTCTAACTCAGGAACATTAACTTTACCAACATCTACCGACACCTTAGTTGGAAGATCAACCACTGATACTCTTGCTAATAAAACTATCACAACACCAGTCATTAATCAGATAAGTAACACAGGTACTTTGAGTTTGCCTACTTCAACTGATACCCTTATAGGTAAAGCAACCACAGACACACTTACTAATAAAACAATTTCAGGAAGTGCCAACACACTTACGAATATTGCAACAAGCTCATTATCAGGAACAATATCTAACTCTCAATTAGGTGGCAGTATTTCAACTGATAAAATTGGCGATTCACAAATCACAACAGCTAAAATCAATAATGATGCTATAACTATTGATAAAATTGCTGATGCAGTAATCGTAACAAATTCTGAACAGGCAAGTCATACAGCAGACGACAATACATTCTTCACTACACAAGCTAGTGACTCAAGATACTTTAGACAAGATAGTACAGAAACTATTAATTCTGGTAATACTTGGTCTGCTAGTGATAGTTTTATTGCTACTACTGCCGCTATAGATGCTAGAGTTATAGACCTTGTTGATGATGTTGGTGGATTTTTTCCAATAGCAAACGAAACAAGTTTTCCTAATACAAACCCTGATGTAAACGATGGTGCTGGAACTATTGTTAGTATCAAAGCATTATCACAGGCTTACACTGCTAATGGATCAGGTATCATTACTATTTCTAATGGAACTGTAGGCGGATCGACAGTTACTATTAATGGTTTATCTGCAAGTCAAACTTTAGGATCAGGCTTTGGTATTCTTGTAGAAACAACATCAACTTTAAATACTTACACTTTCCATAGAGAAATTGCTCCAGCTACTTCAACTTCTACTGTTGCTGGTATTGCTACTGAAATTAGCAGACTTGGAACAACTGATGCAATAGCTGATATGAACTTATTAGGTACGACTGCTAATGTAACTGCTATGTCAAATGTTTCAGACTCGATTACAAATGTAAATAGTGTAGCTAGTGGATTGACTAATGTTAATACAGTTGCCTCTAATATTAGTGGAGTAAATTCATTTGGTGAAAGATATCGAGTATCAAGTTCAGCTCCTACTACATCACTAGATTCTGGAGACCTCTATTTTGATACCACATCGAATATTCTCAAAGTCTATGGAGCAAGTGGTTGGCAAAGTGCTGGTTCTTCTGTTAATGGAACATCTGCTAGATTCAAATATGTAGCCACAGCAAATCAAACAACTTTTACTGGTGCTGATGCTAATGGCGAAACTCTAAGCTACGATGCTGGTTTTATCGATGTCTATAAAAATGGTATTCGCATGGTCAATGGAACTGATGTTACTGTTTCAAGTGGTAACTCTATTGTTTTTGCTAGTGGCTGTGATGCTAATGATATTATCGAAGCAGTAGCTTTTGGCACATTCTCAGTTTCTTCACTTAACGCAAGTAATCTTGATAGTGGTACAGTCAATAATGCGAGACTACCTTCTACAATAACTGATAAAACTATAAACGCATCTACCCCTCTTACAGTTAAAGGAGACGGATCTAGTGTTGAAGGATCTATAATTTTAAACTGCCATGTCAATTCGCATGGTGTAAAGATTATGAGTCCACCTCATAGTGCTGGTCAATCATACACAATAAAATTACCTGATAACCAAATAGCTCAAGATAAGTTTATGAAGGTTAAGAGTATTAGTGGAAGTGGATCAACCGCTATTGGTCAATTAGAGTTTGCTGATGTCGATTTAGCTAACTTAAACGCAAGTAATTTAACTTCTGGTACAATCCCAGATGCTAGATTTCCAGCAACCTTACCAGCTATAAGCGGAACTAATCTTACTAATTTAGATGCCTCTGACTTAGCTAGTGGCACTGTACCTATTGCAAGACTTGGTTCTTCTGGAACAAAAGACTCAACCACATTCCTAAGAGGTGATAACACTTTTGCTACTGTTACTTCCACTACAATCAATAACAATGCTGATAATAGAGTTATTACAGGCAGTGGTACAGCCAATACCCTAGAGGGTGAAGCTAACTTGATCTTTGATGGAACTAATCTAGGTGTTGGTACAAGTCCAAGTTTTCCACTTCATGTTTCTGGAAAAATATTTAGTAGTGGTGTTATTTCTTCTGGTGGTAACTCTTTTGAATTATCAGATAACAATGTAACTGTTAAAAGAGCAACCGATGATATGACACTTAGTACTGGTGGCACAGAGCGTATTCGTATAACCAGTTCTGGTAATGTCGGTATTGGTCAAAGTAGTCCATCAAATAAACTTCATATAGAAACATCAGGTTCAGATACATCACAAATTCGCACTACAACTAGTAACTCAAGTGCGGGTTCTGGTGCTATCTTTTATAATGATGCAGGTCAAGCATCTGCTATTCAATTTAATGGAAGTGCAAACTCTGGGTTAGGTGGTACTAACTCTATGAACATTGGAACTATAACCAATAATGAGATTATGTTTTTCCAAAATAATGGAAACAGAATGAAAATTAATGGTGATGGTTTAATTCCCGCATCTTCTAACACATTTGACCTAGGTTCATCAAGTGCAGTATGGAGAAACATCTATACCTCTGACTTCCACATGACTAACGAAAACTTAGACAAAGGAAACGATATAGACGGAACAAAAGGTTCTTGGACTTTCCAAGAGGGTGAGGAGAACTTGTATCTCATCAATAATAAAAATGGCAAGAAATATAAATTTAATTTAACGGAGATAAAATAATGGCTTTTATATCTAATGGAACAACTGTTGCTAGTGGTGGCTCATTGCAAAATGTTCCCGCTCCAACAAACTCTCAGATTTTATCTGGTGTTGCTAGTACGAGTGTAGGTGCAGTAGGTAGTTATGCTCAAGGAAAACTAAATGCAACAAAAAACCCAGGAGATACCTTTTCTGGTAACAATAGTGATTATCAATATGGAGTATGGACAGATACAAACTTACCCTCTGGCACTTGGAGAGTAATGGGGAAAACATATTCTGGAAATGACGCTGCTCGAGTTACAGTAGTTTTAAGGGTATCATAATGACAGAATTTACTTGTACTTTAATAGATGCACAAAACCCTCGTTGGGGAGATGCAGAACAATCTTTTATAATTGTAGATGCTAAATGGCAACATTTAGAAAGCGAAGGCTATCTTGAGTTTTGTGCTAATCCTAATGATATCGAGGCTCATGGTGTGGATTTATATAACAGAATTATTGATGGTGAGTTCGGCACAATCGCTGAATATGTAGCACCACAAGAGCCAGAACCAGAAGTAACAGAGGAGCAATCAAGTGAGTAAAACAAGAAACCTATCTGATTTATTAGATGCTAATGGTGATGTTAAATCTGGTGCATTAGATAATGTACCCGCTAGCGATAATGCTTCTGCATTAACGACAGGAACACTACCAAACGCAAGACTATCTTCAGTTCCTAACTCAGCTTTAGCCAATTCGTCAATAACTATTAATGGTAGTGCTACTGCTCTCGGTGGCTCTGCAACTATTACTACAGATTTAGTTAATGATACCTCACCACAGTTAGGTGGGGATTTAGCTTCAAATGGTAATGATATTCTTATGGCTGACAACGATAAGATAAAAGTTGGTACAGGAAATGATCTAGAGATTTTCCATGATGGAAGTAACTCTATCATTAAAGATGCGGGAACTGGTCAGCTTCAATTACATGCAGATAATTTTAAAATTATGAATGCAGCTGGTAGTGAAAATATATTTTTTGGTGCAGAAGATGGAACAGCAAGATTATTCCATGACAATGTAACTAGATTTGAAACTACATCAAGTGGTGCAACTGTTACTGGCACATTAACAGCAGACGGAGTTAGTTTAGGGGATAATGAAAATATAAACATAGGTGCAAGTAATGACTTACAATTATTTCACAATGCCTCAGATAGTTTTGTTCAAGATGCTGGTACAGGTGTCTTAAAACTTAGAGGTAATTCAAAAGTAGAAATCAATCAGTATTCAGATGACGAAAAAATGGCAGTCTTTAATATTGATGGTGCTGCTGAACTATATCATAACGGAGTTAAAAAATTTGAAACTACTTCTGGTGGTGTTGATGTTACTGGTGCTTTAACTGTAAATGGTTCTGCTTTAACAAGTGGTCTTACTAATGCTGACCAATTTAGACTAACAAGTACTTTTACTGGTGATGCTAGTCCTATATCAAGTAACTTATTCAGAGTAAGTGAAACAGGAAGTGCTGGAGGTGAAGTAGGTTCACAAATGTCAGTTAGTAGTGGAATATTTACATTTCCCCAAACTGGAATGTATTTAGTTACATTTGGTATAACAGCTAATAACGCAGTAGACTCTGGTAGTTTGACTGGAAAAATTAAAGTAACAACAAATAATTCATCATACAGTACCATAGCAGAGTGTCGAACAAGTGGCGGCACTGGTTCTCAAGATAGTGCTTATACCGAAATTCTTTTAGATGTTTCTGACACTTCAAATGTAAAAGTAAAATTTGATATAGAACAATCTAACAATAGCAACAAAACTAAAGGTGATAGTAATAGTAATTTAACTTATATGACATTTCTTAGATTAGGAGATACATAATGCGACCAACAAATATAGAAGATTATCTAGTATCTTTACACACAGGACAGTGGTTCGGTTTTGACAATAAAGAAAAGACTTATGAAAATTTAGTTATTCTTGACGATAGTAAAACTAAACCTACAGAACAAGAATGCACTGATGGACTAGCACAGTTACAAGCTGACTATGACCAAGCAATCATTGATAGAGAAAATAAAAAGGCATCTGCTAAACAAAAACTTCAAGACTTAGGATTAACAGCAGAAGAAATTCAGGAAACATTTGGAATATAAGTAAACATAATGTGTGAATTTTGTAACGGTGAATGTGTTTGTAGGTAATGCCTTCTCTATCTGAAAAAACAGAAATAGGACTACCACTTAAGAATCTTATTGGTTTATTAGGAGCTACAGCAACTGCTGTCTGGGCATACTTTGGTATTATTGAAAGACTAAATAATATTGAAACTAGAGCTACCTTATTTGAAGCTGATCTTGTGAAAAATGCAAGTCAAATACCTATAGATCAAGAACAGTTTATGTTGTTAGAATTTGTATCAGAGCAAGTAGAAGGTATGTCAGAAGATTTAGAAAATATGGCACATAACAAAGTAAACATTATGAGATTACAAACTGATATGGAAAAAGCATTAAATGACATTGAAGAATTAAAAGATAAATTAAGAGCAGCCAATGGTTACTAAAGTTATTATAGCATTACTATTGTTTTCACAAGGCACTATGATTGAACATACTGTTACTGATGGTGTAAAAGATTGCCTTGAAAAGAAAAGAATAATGGAAAGAAATATGTCAGATACAGTTCGTATATCTTGTGCAAAAGTAGAAGCACAAATAGAAACCATAGAGGGTGTTGAATTTATAAGGTCTATGAGCAAGGTGGGGTAATGAGACGCAAATGGTTAATGTGGCTGTGTTCCATTATCGTAATTACATGTGTTCTTGTAATAGGATTTCAAAAAAAATCTCACGCTGAAACAAATACTGTGTCATCGACTGTAGTTACAAATTCAACTCCACCTACTGCAAATGCACCTTCTATAATCAACTCGAATAGTGATATATGTAAAGTTGGTGTTGGAGCAAGTGTTCAAAATAATATTGTTGGACTAGCAAGTGGCATAGTTATTGACGATGAGCTATGCCAAAAACTAAAACTTAGTCGATCTCTTTATGCTTATGGTATGAAAGTTGCTGCTGTATCTTTACTATGTCAAGATCCTAGAGTATTTGACTCGATGATGGACTCTCAGACACCTTGTCCGTCTAGAGAAGGCATTGGCTCAGACGCTATGACTTACTGGGAAAACAACATATCTGAAATCCCTGACGGAAGTAAATACAAAACACAATACACACAACAAAAAGAGGCAAAAGAACAACCTATAGGAAACAATGATGGTCTTAAAAACTTTGCTCTTATGGCTCTTTCTATGCTTCTCATACTCTAGTTACGCTAATACTTGTTTACCTGACCACGAAGGTCTTTGTGATCCGAGTATTATAATAACTGAAGATACACAAGTTGAAATAACTGAAGAAGATAAAGGCACAGAAATAGTCACTACAACGACAACTACTGTCACTACGACTACCACAA